TCATATTACCGGACAATCATCGAACTCAGCAAAGCGAGCATCGTTGATGATGTAGGTGATCACCCCAAATACTGGCGAAGTCACATTGTAATCCCCCACTGCGTCTGGTATCTCTTCGCGCTTACCGTTCTCCAGGTTCACCAGGTGCGGTCTTGGGTGCACGCGGAAGCGTTTTATCTTTAGCTCACCATCTAACCTACAGATGAGCAGAGAGCCATCGCAAGGTATCAGGGAGCTATCTACCACTAACAAGGCACCATTCATGATGCCTTCTCTCCAGTATGTCTGCCCTGCTCTCATGAAGTATGTAGCTGATGGATGCTCAATAAATTTCTCGTCTAGCGATATGTGGCGCTCAACGTAGTCCGCTGCCGGAGAAGGGAAGCCCATAGTTACCTCTATCTACTATTGACACTGGATAAAAATACAGTATATATACTGTATATCCAACCAGTAAAGGGAGAAGGTAAAAATGTTTGTTGAGCTGGTTTATGACAAGAGAAACGTTGCCGGGTTGCCAGGTGCACGTAACATCATTCTGACCGAATTGACGAAGCGGGTGCACCGGATTTTTCCCGATGCTGAGGTGAGGGTAAAGCCAATGCAGGCTAACGCCTTAAACAGCGACTGCACAAAAACTGAGAAAGAAAGGCTGAACCGTATGCTTGAGGAAATGTTCGAAGAATCTGATATGTGGCTGGTGAGCGAGTGAACTATGGACAGCTTGATCATATCGGGGATCAGAATCTATTTCCCTAAACCCGGTGAGCGCCTCCCTGTTCCACCGGACAATATGCGTAATTTTGCCGTCAAAGGTACGGTAGGCGAGCGTTGCTGCCTCCTGGCATATCTGCGCAAAAATTGGCATGTTCTCTCGCTTCCTGAATATGAACATACTGGAGCGGCCATTATGGAAGCCGTAAGGCAGGGAAAACAAATCTGGAGATAAAGTTCGCGTGGGAAAGGGGCCAACTGGCCCCTTCAGTTAATTAACCCTTCAATGCAGTTTTCAACATTTCGATCTCTGCCTTCAGGTGCTTCACATACCCCAGTAAGTCCATCACGATCGGGTTGTTGTCTACAGATGGCCGGTCGCGAGTTTCCGCCCCAATCTTGTTACCGTCGTCATCCATGATATCGGCGATTTCTTCAGAGTTGTGTTTGATGTATTGCGGCGCTACCAGTTCTGCTTCTTCCGCGATAATGCCGAATCGCTCGCGGTTCTGCTCGTCGTCTTTATAAACGTAGTTAACCATGCGAAGCGCATCAATACGGTTTACTGCTTCCGCAAGGTCGGCATCTTTTATGTCGCGCTTATATGCCAGACCCGATGTACCCTGAAGCGCTAATGTGCCGCTTGAGTACGGCATGTTAATAACCAATTGCCCCACGTTCGACTGCGCTCGGTTACGGGCAATAAATTGCAAGCCTGATGTACCATTAAGCGACATTATCCACGTTTTTCCAACGGCATCGGCGTTTGCCGTATTCTGGTCACGAAGCGTTACGGCTATAAATCTTTCTCCGTTAGCCAATAACCCACCAGAACGGCCTATTTCGGCTTGCGTGATGAATTGACCACTAGGGGTATTAGGCGTTATAAATCCACCGTGGTTAAATGACCAAGATGCGGATGTGTCCGTACTCCAAGCCTCAATCATAACGTTGCAGTCGCGGAAGCCCGACGAGAAAAGACTCTGAGTAACGTACATCGATCCACGCGCCACTTCTACACCGGCGATTTTATAAGAGCTAATCACATTACCGCCGCGCGTTAATACTCCGGGGCCTGGTGCTTCTGCGTCCTCGTTAATAACGCTCCACAACGTGTTAGCCGCCGTAAACCCGCCGGATGCGCGGATGATCCAGACACCGACAAAAGAGTTAGGCCATACCTGATTAGTACTACGCCCATAAACAGGGTTACTGTCCGAAGCTCTAAAAACAGCACGATCAGAAACGGTAATGCCGGTGCGTGTTGATGCTGCGTTTACCGCTTGCTGTACTGCCGTTACAAGACCCGCTCGCGAAAATGCGCCTGTACTCCCGACAAATTCTGGGTAATTCCCGCCCTGATAGTCGAGTGGTCGCACATCTAAGATACCGGTAATGTTGGGCGCTGCCGATTCGTAAACACCCCCAGACGGAAGCGCTCCACCTTGATCGCCCCGACCGAATAGCCCCGGAATGGACCCGCTTTGTACACCGTTAAAGTCTGGTACACGGAAAGTAGTCGATCCATCGCCGTTTGAGTAGTTGCCTCGCTTCCCTGGGTTAGCCAACCAATCGGCATCGTCGATCGGCGTGTGCATTTGCGCGTGCACCCATAGTTCAGGCCAGTCGGCGCGGTTTAGTAATTGCCCGTCGGACAGCACCGCCCACGCCGGAATAAACGCGCGACTGGTCCACAAAGTCGGCATACCTATTCCGAAGTTTTGCACCCCGTTCATGGTCGGCCCTGTACCACCTCCGCCGCTTACGTAGTTCTCAACCCAACGCATGGTAGTTGCGTCGTATGGGTTTACGGGGTCTCCTGCCAGCGGAGTAGACCCAAGAGGGCGGAGGTTAAGCCAGGCGGCTGCACGGTCTGCCAGGTCGGACAGGTTCAGCGATTTAACGAGTGCCTCAACAGGGTTGTGTGATGCCGCTTCTTCTGCGGATTTTCTCGATTTCTCCGAATAGTGAAACGACGAATATTCGCTACCGGTTACCGGGCTATCCTCCGGATTAAGCGCATATTTTCGAGCCAGTTCCTTATACTCTTCAGCATTCGTTTCGCTCTGTGCTGCACCAGCAGCTGAGCCCTGTGCGCCAGTTGCAGCAGTTGACGCAGTATGCGCATCGGTTGATACCTGTGATGCAGTTTCAACGACAGTGTTTTTATCGGCTTCAACCTGCTGTGCATCCTGTTTGATTTGTGCAGCAAGTTGATCGAGATACTCAACATCCAGTGTGTTCAGAATGTTTGCAATACTTAACCACGAGGGGCCAGAGAAGGAGGAGCCATCCGGTAACATGACGGTGATATGACCGTCCACACTGAATACAGCCTGCCAGTTTTGTTTGTCGTAGTTCAGCCCACGCAATGCCTCGGTGCTCTGCACCACCAACGCCGCCGTAACCTGGTTCTGTGTGGCACGTGGTACTGCGTTCCACGCGGAACCTTGCTGTGTAGGACCGGGATATTTGCTGATGAGGGTGATTTCAGTATCACCTTCAACGGACTTAACCGGCAGCGTATAAGTTACACCCCCAACGGTAGCGACAACGAAATCACCGGCGGTCAGTTCCGTGGAAAATGAGGTGCCTGCCCCGGAGACCAAATCTGAGTTATTGGTCAGGGTTAATGTTCCTGCTGACATAGTATTTCCTCAATACATGGGGGGAAGGACAAGGATCGGCATTGCGATGTTCTGGTTAAAATTATTGTTAAAGCCCTGGTTGTAATAATTACCAACAACCCGACTAAGCCCGGCGCGGATATTACTCCCGGACCGAATCATTCCCTTAAAGCGCACATTATCGTAGTCACCAATCTTGCGGCTATTTGACCCGACAAAACATAATTGCGTAAAGCTGGTTCCGACTGTCTGGTTACTGTCGGACACGGTAAGAAGGCGTTCGTAAATAAACGGACGCTTAAGTGTGGAAAATGTCACCTGCCCCGCTGAGTTGGTCATGGTGATACCGTCCCCACCAACCGGAGCGGTATTATTGAATATAACCAGGTCTAATGTAACACTCCCTGTAACGTCATCGGCCCCGGTGTAATTAGTATCCCGCACAATAATATTGGTGCCGTCGAATCCTACTGATACACCGCCATTATCCCAGCGGGCGAAGGGTATCCCGCTAACAGGAAGGGCGCGGGACCCATTCACAACCCACTGCCCAACCCATGCGCATGTCATTAATTTTGCGTTGTTCGATATAGCGGTGAAATCGGTAGAGTCAGCCACAAGCAGGCCGGTGTTATAAGTTCCAGCAGGCAATATCTCAAGAACCGTGCCGCGCCAGTCCTGCGGGGTGAGGTTGTAACCGAACTGGGGACCGCCGTTGATGATTACTCCGCTATTTCCATTTCGTGCAACTGACGCCATTGATACTGGGATTTGAAGAAATACCTGGTTATCGATGATTTCCTGGACTTCTGCCGGCTTCGTTGGTACGACAATCACCTGTGACCCTGACGTTAGCGGAGTGCTTATTGTCATTTGATTACCGGCTGTGCCGCGCCCCGAGAAGTTCGTGCAAAACGACGGGGCACGAAGCCCCGCTGTAATCGCCATTACCGGGCGACCATCGTTATAATCAATCAGAATACCTTCCGGCATAATTCACCTACCATTTACCAACAACGACTCGCCCACCGCCAGACAGATTGACAGTAATTCCATTGCCGTTAATAACGACCGTATTATTCACACCGTTAAATGCAAACTGGCCGCTGGTCGCATACAGTTTCCCGTGGAATTCACAGTCGCCACTTTTATCAATATTCCAGCCACGTGTTCCGGCGAGGAAATTATTCGAGCGGATATAGCTGCCAATTTTGGCGTTGGTGATACTGGCATCCTGAATAAGCGCATCGCGGATAAATACCTGTCCGTTATAGACAAAGAAAGCGGCGGTGTAATTTCCAGGATCGCTACCAGAATAAATGCCGAACTGATCAGCCGCAAAAACCACTGTGGATTTATATGTGCTGCCTGAAGGCTCGATGGACATGCCAAACCCGGTGTTATATTTCACACCGTTTCTGACAATCCCAAGGTTCAGTGTGTACGACGCTTTCGCAGTACCATCGTTGTTCACTTCGGCTGTTAATTTCTGATTTACAGCCGCCATCAGTTCCCCATCCGGCCCGATCTGCGCCTGTACATAATCAGCCAGTTCAGCTAATGCGCCATCCAGATTTGCAACCGTAGTGCTCACCGTCATAACTTCGGCTTTGACTTCACCATACTGCTCAAACTGACGCTGAACTGTACCGTGATTGGCGAGGGCATTTTCCATTATGCCTTCAAGGTTTGTATCAACCCCGCCTTTAACTTTCTGGAACGCTTCGGAATTCTGAACAGAATCATCAATGAGGTCGATCAGGCTTCCTGTATCCATTGAGCACAGAGCAGGGACTTCGATAAATGCAGAAGCACCGAATGCGTTAATGGTCCTGATATACCAGTAATAGGTATGCCCGACCTGCAACTGATTGCTGGTCCACATGGTGCCCATCCCCTCTCTGCTGGCGTTGCCCTCAACGATTTCAGTTGAGGTGCCCGACAGTTGCGTCTCACCTGATGTCCAGAAGTCGAACTGGGTGGAAACGTTGGTGATAGCAGCGAGGCGGGGGATCATCGTCACCGCAAAGAACCCCTGCTCAATATCAACATGCGAGGGCGGCGGCGGCGCTTCAACACTGAACTCAAGATAAGCTTCAGGCGATTCAGCCCCCATCTGATTCACCGCTGAAACATGCGCCGTGTAGGTATTCCTTGGCAACCCAGTCAGACGAGTGAAAGAACCCGGCACCTGAGCAGAAAGCACCATCTGGCCATTTCGACGAATGACGACTTTGTTATAGACAACCTGCCCGATATTTTCCCAGGACAGTATCCCCTGGACCACCTGTCCGATTTCTTCAACGGTGTACTTCATGTTCTGCGGCTGGGCAACACCACCGGACGGTAACTGAGTGAATGGAGGGCGCTCTATAGGCTTGCCAACAGCATCACCCCATACATCAGCCGTTTCCTGTTTTAGTGTCAGCTGCACGCCGTTCTGCACACCAAATTTCCAGTCCGTTACCCGCATCTCAACGTTCACGATACCGATAGACGGGAAATTGACTTTCACATACATTCCGGGGCGATATCGGTAGCCGCTGAGATTCAGCGTAACGTTCATCGTTCTGGCAATACGGGTACGCTTTAACTTCACATCAGCCAGGCGCTGCGCCTGAAACTCACTCGTCACAAATCGCAGTTTCATATCCTGCGAGATTTCGACGCCGTCCTCCGCCACCCACTCGCTTACCGATACGGATGGGAAATCAGCCTCAGTAAAACCCTGTAGCGGATCGACGAATGTTCCCTTGATAGTGTTAACACGCTCCGCCTGGGAGACTTCCGGCATGATTTCGATATCACCGGCCAGCTGGCTTTCAGTGATCACTTCCGTTGCCGGGCCATAGTACGCACCAACCAGCAAACCATGCTTTCCGGCAATATAGGTGACGTCTCCTGCACAGGCCGCAAGCATCCCCTCCAGAATGCTCACCTTGTTTTCGCTGAGGTCAAACTCACCGTTGATCGTGTAGCGTCTTTCGACGGTATTGCCGCCGGTGATCACATCCTCATCGCAGATGTTGGCGGCTTCCTGAAACTGATCCCAGTTGATGTCTGAATCAGGAACCTTCAGGTAGTTGCGGTAATAGTCCAGGATGACCAGAGCAGCGTTATTACTGTATCCGGTCAGGCCTGTTCTCGGGTCGTATACGACGCGCCCAAACTTCTCTACCTTGATATTGGGAATACCGGACGGGAATTTCTCTGCGCTGAATTTCAGGGAGACACGAAGCCATGTGATCCCCTTGCCGATCATGTCATTTTTCCATGATGGGCAGTTCGACAGCATGAACGGATCAGCGGTCTGCCGGTTCGTATGCAACTGGAATGATGCATGCTCGGGATAACTGCTGATGGGTTCGTCGCCGAGCCATACCGTTCCGATGCTGGATAATGAATGCCCTGCGAGAGCAACGGCCAGGTGCAACATTTCACCATCATCCTGCTGACCAGGCTGTTCTTCTGAAAAGAACAACGTACCGGCGGCAGTGGTACGTCCATACACAACCGTTTTGGCGCTGGCCGCTGCACGAAGAACCTGTTTACGTTCTGATGTGTCACGGTATGAATCGATGGATGGTTTTTTGGTGAGTGCCTGAGTTGCAACCTGAGCGGCAACAGTGATAGCCATTGCGATCCCGTAATACTGATATGAAGCAGCAGCACCTGCTGCAACGGTCGCAATGATGGGAATAGCAGCAGGCATTAACGAACCCTCCAGACGCTCAGCGGTTTTACCCGTAAACTCACCAGACCATTTTCACCAGGCACCCAGACCGAACCGGAATACACCACGCCAGCGCACTTCGCCCCGCCGTTCTCGACGATGGCGATGTCACCACGCTGCGCCAGTTTCACCGGAACCTCGTCAAGGTATTTGCCGATCACTTTTTCCAGCGTCCCGCCACCTGTAAGAATCGCTTTCTTTGCGCCGGTTTCACTGTCATAAGTTCCACGCCAGTCTGCCGCATAGTCATCGCCACACATGGCCTGTGCGCAGTCAGCCGCAAACAGGCAACAGTCATGTTTGCCCCATGAAAAAGGCCGCTCAATGGCGGCCTTCATCACTGCATTTAATCTGTTTTGCCAGTCAGGGTGCTTCATGCTTCCTCACTTATAAGTAAACCCAGGCGCATCCTTTTTGTTGCCCCAGAAAATGGAACGCTCAGCCATCTGCGCCACATAGCGGAATATGCGGTCGCCAGAATACGAAGCCTGCTGTGATTCGTCGGTATAGCGATCCGGGAAAGGTCGTTGCCAGTCTTCAAAAATATTACTGATGGTGTACTGAAGAGCGTTGGTTTCCCCGGCTGTGGCCCCGGTACCCGATACCTTCCCTTTAAACAGAAGATCGGCAACCTGCACCACGCCGTTGTCATCCATCGCAACCAGGTAGATTTCAGCATTGCGACCAACACAACGTTCATTCAGTGTTTTGGCGAACAGTGACAGGTCAAGCCCGGAAAGCGTCATCTTCACCTGCGTCGGGCTGGTCGTGTTCGTCTCAGTGGCATCATCAATCGAGCCCATGCGTCCCATTCCGTAATAGACGTAGCCACCCAGCACTATCGTCCCGGTACCGGAATGCACGTAAACAGTGCCGGACTCAAACTGAATGCTTGCGGCGATCACCGCTGTCACCCGGTCGCGGGAAAGCCAGTCAACCATTGCGTCAGAAAATGGGGAATACAACATTAAAACGCCTCCTCAAGCTCCAGCGTGTAACTGGTGAACACACCCGGCACCCGGTTCCCCGCCCCTTGCTGGTTATCCTTCAGTTTGAAAATGCCGTAAGGTTTCGCCACCTCAATCGCAGCATTAGCAGGCGGGGAACTACGAAGCATTGGCGCAAACGTAATCATGGCTGTCCCGTTCGCAGCACTCGTCACATCAGCAGTGATCATCTTCAGTTCATCGTTCACTGTGATGTAGTCGCCTTGTTTCAAAATCATTACGCCAGGAGTCCATCCGCGCGTCTGCAATTGTGTCCCTGTCTGACTGGCACCATTCACAACCGGAACACCTGCTGGGGTTCTTCCTCCCCGCCCCCAGTCGTGGATTTTCACCCTGCCATACTCACCATCGAGTTCAGCAATTAGCGCATCAATACGTCGCGATTTCTCATCTGAAAGATTGTTAAAGGTCAGAGAACATACCCAACGGGTACCGGGGAAACGGACAGTCTGTGATGCGCCGTTGAAGGGGGAGCGAAAAGTTTTTGTGTTGCTTTCAGGTCGCCAAGTTAAAGACGCCGGACAGATATCATTCGGCCATTCAAGTGCAGCCATAAATAACTCCTGGTGAAATACGCATAAGGCGGCTACTGATCGTTTATCAGGATGTTACTGATTTACATACCTGGTTATGGTTGTTACTCAGCCCGTCAGTGGTGGGACGCTGGCGAACCTATATGCAGAGGGATGGCTGATTACCTCTGGATAAGGAATGACATGAGTAAATATACATTCGAAGAGATAGGCATGGATTTGGATATGCCATCATATGAGCGCACTGTGGATGCACTTATTGTTGGCTACGCAGCACTAGCCAGAGCAATAGATAAATTAGATCCTGAGTTCTCCTCCGCGTTGTTCGAGACGCTTGATAATGCCTATAAAATGAATGAGGGTGTGCCTTGCCATAAAGATATAGCGCGGCTTGCAATGATTACCAAAGTGGCCCTAACGAAACCCGAATAGATCCACATTTATCAACTATCTTCACTTCATCATTAGTAATATTCATCTTATGAGCGGCCTGTTTCTGGGCCGCTTCAAAAATCTTCGCGACCATTTTTTCAGCATACAATTTCGCCCGCTGATTGTACCCTTCTAGTGTAAAATCAGTTGTTAACTCTTCACTGTATGGAATGTTAGCCAGCGTTTTTGAACCGATATTTACCGACACATTGCTGCCAATGCGCTGTATGAATTTCATGGCTAAGTCTTTGTTCATAGTGAAACTTAATCCATTCTTTTCTGGAAATTCCACCTTGAACTCCAGCGCTTCCACTCGTTGCTCTAAAGTCATAACTATCTCCTGCCTTTCGGCAATTTATATTGAAAAATTTGGACGTCACACGCCTAATAAACGACGCGCCTGACCGCGATTGGAAAAGTCATTAAGCAAATCCTGACGTGCCTGCTTAGCACCGTCGTTCGCCCCCTGACGGGCGGCTTCCTGCATAGCCTGTTTAAGTGCCGCATCTCCGTTACCGGAGATGGAAAAATGCTGCTGAATGGTTTGCTGAACCTGGGCTCCACCGCCGCCAACAGAAGAAACTGTATCATCCACCATACGGACGCCAAGATTACCGTCAGCGGTTCTGGTTAATGGCATGATGGCTTCATATCCAGCCTCCCCCATAAGTCCCGCACCTTTAGCGAAAGCAAACATTGTCGGACTGTTGACTATGCCGTTGCTGAATTTGCTCAGGTCAGGCGAGTCATAGACTCCACCTTTAGCGTTAAGTGTTAAGCCATCGTATAAACCTGAAGGGGTGCTACCTCCGGCAGAAGAACCACCAAACATCCCACCAAGAGAACCAAACCAGCCGCTCTCACCAGCAGATTTAAGGCTATTTACCATGATTGCCCTGAGCAGAACTTTCTGGAGTTCGCTGAGCACGCTGTTTGCCCAGCTTGCCCAGTCGGCTTTATTTCCGCTTAGCGCATCGGCCATGTTATCCACCAGCCCATCAAGCGTATTACCGACTAAATCAGATACCTGAGTATAATAATCACTTGAAGTATCTACCCAGTTAGCCAGGCCATTCTGCGCACCGGCGAGCCAGTTGTCTTGGAGTTCATCCAACTGTTCATAATGATTACGATATTTATCAAGGCGATCCGAAAGTGCCTTATCCAGTTCCTGGTTATAACGCTCGTAGTCCTCCTGATTTCGAATATCTCCGCTCTGATAGCGACGCTGTAAATCTTCTCGCTTCTCCAGGAATTCACGCTCAATTTCGAGCTGTTCACGCATCCTTTCTCGCGCTTTATCCCCCTGTCCTGCGCCAATAACATCAGCATCAAGAGAAGCTGCTGCATTAGCATTTTCACGTTGAAGATTTGAAACATACTCAGCAAGCTTAAGGTTTTCCTCATTCGCCTTTTTTACAGAATTAAGGCGATCAACCTCTGTTGCAAGCTGTTCAAGGCGCTCCTTCTGTGTTGCATTAAGACCAGTCAGTTTTCCATCTGCTATATCGAACTGAAGTTTTTGTTGTTCGGTAACCTCTGCGCTTTTCTTTCCAGTGGTGTCGATGAGAGCTATCTGACGAAGATAACTTGTCTCCATTGATTTAAATGCAGATTCAAGTTTATTTGCAGATGAGTTGGTATTTGTCTTTCCGTTCGATTCGCCTGGATCTTTATTATAGCTTTTTGTTTTATCATTTAAGTTGCCGACAAATGCCGGGGTAAGAGGAAGATTGTTTCCAGCCCTCATGATTGATACACGGTGTTCTAACTGGTCTATCTCTGCTTTCTTACCGTCTATGTCCATGCCAATTCGGTTAAAACTGGCAAGAAATCCCTGGTCTTCTACATCGGCTTTCAGGTTATTAAGGCGGCGCTCAATATCAGATATTGATGCGTTGTCACCAACGGGCTGACCACCTTTGTACAAGTCAATCAGCTTGCCAGCTTCCGCCCCAACCTTAACAAGCCAGGTAGCGAGGTCAACCACTCCACTAACAAGGTCGGTGATACCTTTAATAACTTCAGGGTCTTTAAATACATCCCCCATGTCGCTAATTGATTTCTGAAGGCCTGTAAGATCAACCTTTGCTAGGTGATGCTGCCAACTTACTGATTTAGTGTATGATGGTGTTTTTGAGGTGCTCCAGTGGCTTCTGTTTCTATCAGCTGTCCCTCCTGTTCAGCTACTGACGGGGTGGTGCGTAACGGCAAAAGCACCGCCGGACATCAGCGCTATCTCTGCTCTCACTGCCGTAAAACATGGCAACTGCAGTTCACTTACACCGCTTCTCAACCCGGTACGCACCAGAAAATCATTGATATGGCCATGAATGGCGTTGGATGCCGGGCAACTGCCCGCATTATGGGCGTTGGCCTCAACACGGTTTTACGTCACTTAAAAAACTCAGGCCGCAGTCGGTAACCTCGCGCATACAACCGGGCAGTGATGTGATTGTCTGCGCTGAAATGGACGAACAGTGGGGCTACGTCGGTGCTAAATCACGTCAGCGCTGGCTGTTTTACGCGTATGACAGGATACGGAGGACAGTTGTGGCGCACGTTTTCGGTGAACGCACTCTGGCCACACTGGAGCGTCTTCTGAGCCTGCTGTCGGCCTTTGAGGTCGTGGTATGGATGACGGATGGCTGGCCGCTGTATGAATCACGCCTGAAGGGAAAGCTGCACGTTATCAGCAAGCGTTACACTCAGCGCATTGAGCGACATAATCTGAATCTGAGACAACATCTGGCAAGGCTGGGACGGAAGTCACTGTCGTTCTCAAAATCGGTGGAGCTGCATGACAAGGTCATCGGGCATTATCTGAACATAAAACACTATCAGTAAGTTGGAGTCACTACCCCTTTGCTAATCCCGTAGCCAATTCAATTTTAACCCCATTAATTTGGGTTTCCATATCTTCAAAGATTGAATTTACTTTAACAAGACTTTCTATATCAGCATCATCAGGTGCAACACCGAAATCCTTCGCGGCCTTAATATATTTCTGTAACTTATCACCACCCTGGTCAAGCAAAGGAAGCAGTTTAGAAAGATCGTTGCCCAGGCTTTCGAGTATTGTGGTCTTTTCAGCGTTTGTTTTTATCTTTCCTAGCGCATTACTTATGGCTAGAAGTTGTTTATCTGGAGATTCACCTGCTAATTTTTTTGCTGATAGACCAAGTGCATCCAATGCATCTACAGCCTCACCTGATTTGTTAAGTACAGCATCTCCAATTTTATCGCCAATATCCTTGAAGATGTCGGCCATCTGGTCGCCAGATACACCAGCCTTCTGAGCTGCATACTGCCATGATAGTAAGGACTGCGTCGACATATTAAGAGACTTAGCCCAACGGTCAGACTCGGTAATCTGTCTTGACGTGCTTTTTAATAAATTATAGCCAGCAACACCAACGCCTACAGCGGCTGCACTGGCAGCGGTTGCAAACCCGGTAAACGCAACCGCTGCCGCTTTTGCATCTTCCTGTACCTGTTTACGCCATTTTTGTGACGACCTTTCTGCCTGGCTGAGGCCAGAAACAAAACCACCTACCTTAGCAATAAGATCAATGGTCAGCGTCCCGAGTGATTTCCCGGCCATGGCCCCTCCAAAAATAAAAAAGCTCGCTAGTGCGAGCTTTTAGTTTCACATTTATTCATTTCTTATTGAAATATGACTCAAATTCTTTTGCGTCAATACATCTTTGTTCTTTAGTGACATCATGGCCTTTTTTACTCCACTCGTCACATAAATATGATATTTTCCCTTGATCTATTGCCAAAGAAATAAGCTTCTCAACATATTGCACGCAAACTTTATCTTTCTCACCACCGGTATTATTGCAAACTAACTTGATACCATCACCTAATTCTTTTTCATTTGCAAGAGATATACTTTGAAAAAGCGATAGAAAAACAATGGCACAATATATTATATGTTTCATTATAACGTCCTTTAAAATTTAAGCATAATGATAGTATCAAGCAAAAATTCAGACGCAAGTTTTGCTGTTATCCCCAGGTTCTCATCGCCTCTTGAAGGCTGATCGGCTGATTTGCCGCCTCACGCTCTGCTGCTGCAATATGCGGTGCGAAGTCTGCTACCCGAAAAGGTGGCGTGTTTTTACTGCGGTTAACATTTGCCAGCACAGAAGAAACAAGAGCAGCCCCCCATTCTGTCCTCATCATAGGGTTTAGGCTTCCGTACTTCTGACGGTACTGAACCCACTGCTGGAACTCAAGAAAACTGAGGCGTTCCTGCGCTTCTGAAATGGTACGTCCACCAATCCCGTTAAGGACTAGTTCGCACCAGATTTCGTCTTCTGCGCTGAGTCCGTCTTTCCCAGATCATTGACTTCCTGAATTGCCACCAGCAAAGCTACCGTAAGGTTTCCATCCAGCGCGCCACGCTCTGGATCAGCTTCACCGGTTACATCTGACACGGTAAACACCTGATGCCCATTCTCATCACAAATGGACGCAGCAATGCGACCGGCCACGCCATCAATCTTGCCTAAGCCAGCGAGAACATCAGACGTTGCAGTATGGTAACCAAGCGGACGAATATATGTTGTAGCAATGTGTTCTTTCCCGTCAGCACCTTTCCATTTAATTTCTTTCTCAACAGGACGGCCTGTGAAAGCACCTGTTTTTTTAAGTGTATCAAGAGTCAGTTTCATGAAATTTCCCGGTATCAGCATCGATGGGGCGGGGAATACTCCCCGCGCTTAATTAACTGCCTGGTTGCTCTTTCGGAATCCATCCGCCCTGACCGGAACGCTGGATAGTTGCGGATGTCTGCACGACGGTATTCCCCTGGAAATCAAACGGGAAGTCGGAAACGTATCCTTTGAAAACATACCAGGTTCGGTCAGATGGCAGGGACAGGCCGTCAACTGCATCCGGATCACTTTCCGGCGCGACGGTTGGTAATGATTCGCCATCGGACCAACCGATCGCAAACGTTACGTCACTCTGGTCGTTAGACTCAGCCATATTACTGAGCATGAGGTGGCTGGCGTTCTGAGGATCGGCATTGAGTGTGGCTGTAGCCTGCCCTGGTGTACGTAATCCCTTTTTATATTTACGGGTGTTTCGTTCACTCAGACAGGTATCGTCAATCTGATCTGCCGGGCTTCCACCTGGTGAAAATGCCGTGATACATTCGATTTCGCTCACGACACCATTCGCGAGCACAAAAAGTTGAGTGCCTTGAGTCACTACTGACATAGTCATCTCCGGATATAAAAAAACCGGCTTTTAGCCGGTGTGATGTGAGTGGTTTGAGCTATCGGTTGACCAGCCAGTCAACGTCAAAGGAATAGCGGTATTTGAGGGTTGATGGGTCGCGACCCTGTGCGTTCCAGCGGGTTATGTAGGCCTTACTCTGAATGGCATCGCGTAGCGCTCGTGCCACAGCAATAGCATCTTCGTCGGTGTCCCCATACACATCCACCTGGATTGAATAACGGTCAATATCAGGATTCTGTTTCAGATAATTTTCTGGCTCACCATCAATGTTTTGCCAGACCGCGTATGGATACACCAGGTCATCATCATGCATGCCAAACGGATAAAGCCTCACCGGATCATCGCCCAGCAACTCCTTTACTTTCAGGTCCGCCGAGCAGACGGCAAAAACTGGCGCAATCATGCTTTTATTCCTTTTTTGGTAGCCTGACGAACGGCACGATCAATAGCCTTTTCCATTTCCTCAGCGAAAATACTGATAACCGCATTATCAACGCCATTCATGGCAGGTCGCAGTACAGGCTTTGCAGCGGCGTGTTCAGTTCCGAATTCCAGAAAACGCCAGTACCAGGTGTCGCCACCAGGATTCCCTTTGTCGCCTGCTGTCTTGTATGTCCTGCCTGCTCTGCCTTTCCTGACGTTTGCCTTTGTATTTGCATACTGCCTCGCACCGCCCATTACCCCGACACGAAATGCCAAATCCCCCGTCCTGCGGAATTGCTTGCTGCTGAAGCTGGCGACGATATTTTTGTGGATCGCTTCTTTAGTCAGAGGATCATCAACCCGTGACGCGTTGCTTCTGGCCCGATCCCTTATAATGTTTGCCGCCTTACGCAATGCAAACCGACCGGCTTTATTACGGGTGACTTCTGATATGGCCTCCATTTTCCCAAGAAGTGATTCAAGCCCGGTAAGACTTACCTCAACACTATCAGCCATCATTAACCCCTCAGAACAGGGAAGCGTCAGGTATTCACGTCCGCTTTTTGGATCGGGTAGAACACCATGGATGTTATACACAGCACCACGAAACAAGATGCGATGTTTTCTGGTAACTCCGGCACGGTAGCGAATAACAATACGGGTGGTTATTTCACCCTGAGAAGCCTGCGCAGCAATAAATTCACGCGCTGACAATGGGGAAACTTCGGCCCAGACAGTCGCAACATCACGCCAGGTGTTATTGACCGAACCGGTTTCAGGATTCTGAATCTTTACCGGTTCCTGTATCGTTACCCGATGCCGTAATTTCCCAGCTTGCATGTTACCCCCGAGCTTTTTGGCTTAGATACTGCGGAGTGATATCGTTAACGGTAGTAATATCAACTCTGTCTTCATCAGCCATCGCCTGAATAATGACGTCGCATAAAGCTACGTTTGATTCAGCCAGACGGTTTATCGCTTCCGTCTGTTCTTTCTGTGCTGCTGTCTGTTCCCGCAGTGCCACCATCAGTTCGTTTACCAGTTGCTCGTTCATAAGCAATTCTCGCCCACTTTTTTATCCACTCGCGACGTTGCGCGCATCCTGAACAGGACATGTTTACACCCCATAAATACGGTAAGGTTGCAACAATGCCTCAACGGCGAAAGGAACTTCTGCCACGGTCTGACCAACTGAAACCGTTTCGCGATTTGCATACCAGTGACCGATAAGCAGCAGCATGGCCGCTTTCACATCATCACCAGGCAGAATTGAATCTTCATCCTCTGCGTAGCCAGGGCTGTTTTCATTTTCATAGAGCGTTCGCCGTGTCCATGTCTGGACATACCTCGCAGCCGCGCCGGTGTATAAATTCAGCAAAGCATCATCGCCGGTAAAGTCGGTATCAATGCGGCAGTGCTGTTTTACCACATCAAGATCGATCATTACTTTTTCGCCTTTTTATCAGCTTTAGCGTCAGTCGGTTCCAGCTGTGGAGAATTGCCATCATCCGCCAGTCGCGCATAACCTTTAGCAATTAACTCGCGCCCATGCTGCTCGAGCGTTTTCAATTGCTGACCTTCAACAATAACGATACCGCCAAAATAGATCGGCTTAAGTGCTATTAACTTCATAATGCCACCTATAAAAAGCGGCCCGCAGGCCGCATAAGGTATTATTCTCCACCCGGAGCCGGTACGGTAAATGAACCATACACGAACGCTTCAGGACGTTTGACGGCCAGCGCCAGACGTTCTTCACAGCGGATTGTGATCATGTTTTTCTCGAAGTCGTCGGCGTTCTCAGTGGAAATGACCACGTTTGCATCTTCACGGTCGAAGATCTGCGCGCCAGCGTTGAAGGCACCTGTCAGGAATTTACCCTGGAAGGCAGCAGCTTCGGTGGCAACAATCGGAAGCCCCCAAAGAGTCGGACCCGTCAGTGCCGCCGGGTTCGCCAGGATATAGCGCCCCAGACTGTCTTTAGTCAGTTCAATCTTCGCCCAGTCAATGAAGTGCAAAACGTGACCGGATGCCGGGAAGCGCGCCAGTTGAGCCTGCAACATTGCCAGTCGCAGATCGTCAATCCCACTCTGCTGAGCAACAGTGAACGCCGGGTTAAACACAGACGCCTGAGGAACGATGCCATGAAGGTGAACTCCGGTTCCGTCACCAAAGAGGATTTCCTGCTCTTCAGCGTACTTCAGCCCGTAGCGCATTTCGGCATCGATGGTTGACTGAAGTTGCGCGAAATCATCCAGGATCTGCTTGGATGCTTTGAACAGGTGGGCGACAGTACTGACGCCAGTGATTTTAGGGGTGAACTCAATATCACTGTACGGCTTCTGCGTGTTTTCCGGTACCACGGCTGCGTTATTGGTAAAACCCGTTTGCTGTACCCAGAAAATGGCCGGAGAGGAAGTACGGCCTGGCGCAATCAGATCACGGATAAAGAGACGCTGTTTCGGAGCCGTATCGATACCCGGCAAACGCTGCGGTTCAACCACTCCTTCTGCTACATCGGCAGAAGTAAGAGCCGCCTTAACCGTAATACTAATACGCTTACCGCCATCAATGCTGGCAGCAAAAGTTTTCAGCGCTTCAGCCGAAATAACCTGCTGTCCAACAGTCTCGACAACCTGTTTTGCATTTGCCAGCGGCATCTGCGCGACATGTTGTTCAAGGTCACCAACGGCTGCTTTCAGCGTCTTTTCTGCTTCACGAAGAGCGTTAAACTCAGACGCCATTTTGTCGACAGCCGCTTTCGTTTCTTCTGAAAGCTGACCGGACTTTTGCGCTTCTTTCAGCGCGTCTTCCGCCTTTGCATTAAATTTGCTGGTTGCCTCTTCGATGCTGGCAGTAACTTTTTTCAGAATTTCATTTACTTCAGACATAAATGGTCCTTATTTGACTAACGCAGCCAGTGCGTTTTCAAGTGAATTGATGGTTTCAGGTTTAATGTCGTCGGCAGCGCACGGCGTACCGTCAGGATTGGTAACAGCGCCAGGCATGTCACCGGAGAGGGCTTTAATCAGTTTCCGCCGTTCAGAGCGCGGAGTGTTTGTTTTCGCCAGCAACGCATCCAGTTTTCTCAGCGCTGCTGCGGGTGATTCATCACCGTCACTGACGGCATCGGCAGAAAGAAGGCTGTCAGCAAGTCCCTTTTCAACGGCATCGCTACCGCCGATGTAACTCTCTGCATCCATAAGTTTCTGTACCGTCGCCATTTCAAGGCCGGAACGGGCAGCGTAGATATCTGCCATTGCTTTATCGAAAGGTTCAAGCGAAACAGCCAGTTCGGCAAAGTCATGACGATTACCTACAGCAATCACCCAGCAGTTGTGAATCATCAGAAAAGCACCACGACCAATCTGAATATCATCCCCGGCCATAGCAATGATTGAGGCAGCACTGGCGGCAATGCCCAGAACCTTCACTGTGACTTTCCCCTGGTACTCTCGCAGCAGGTTGTAAATCGCCAGACCTTCGAACATGTCGCCGCCGGGAGAGTTGATGTTGACAGTCACATCAGCGCCATTCAGCGAACGAAGTGCGCCAGAAATGCGTTTTGCCGTCACACCTTCATCCCAGTAATCTTTCCCAATCACATCAAAAATTGAGATGGTGTTGTCATCGCTTGATGCCGCACGAATGCCACCATTCCAGCGCTCAAGCGCTGCTGGCATCGGCTCGCTGGTTACACCCGCGCAGAGGCGACCCGCCGGAGCAACCGGAAGTTGTTTTTTTGTCATGGGAAATGGCTCCTAAGCAGCCTGTTTTAGCGGTGTCTGTTCGAAAGGAATATCCGGGAAAACATGGTTATGCAGTTCTCTTAGCGCCAGTGCCTGAAGTTGCGGGTTGGCGTTTTCAAGATTTTTCAGTTGGGTAAGGTTCAACTGAACAGTGTAAATTTCACCGCCTTCTATTGGTGGGAGGTTTTCGAGACGACGGACATCATTACGTGACATCCAGCCATTCTGCAAAGCGCTTGTATAATATGCAGCGCGACCGGCACTATCAGCACGCAACAGGCCTTCAACCGAAAACTCGGCAAAGAGATCTTCATCGCCATTAAGTAAACAGCGCGAAATTTCCTGCTCAATATTTATCAAGAGCGGCCTGAGTGTATGCGTCAGGAACAGCAGGTTCATACCTTCCAGACTTGAAGCCCAACTGCTTTGCTTCGTCGTATGCCCGACCATAAAAGGCGGCACGCGGAACCATCGGCAGATTTCCTCAATGCTGAATGATCGGCTTTCAAGAAGCTGTGCAGCCTCCGGATTCATCGTGACATTCTGATAAGTCAGCTCGTTTTCCAGCACCATAAGCTTTCCGGCGTTCTTCGAACCGATGAACGCCTGAAGGTTCTCACGAAGCCTGGCACGCTGTTCTTTAGAGAGCGCTGTTTTTGAAGACAGAAACCCTGTACTTTGTAGACCGTTTTCGAAGATTTTTGCAGCAGCCTCGTCCACTGACATCGCAGCACCGAACACATCAACCCCCGCCATTGTTGGCATCATGCCGCACACACCATCGAGGCCAAAACCACGAATGTGCATCATGCTGTTCAGGGGGATATTCCGCTGGGTACCATTCTCAGTGTACGTGTATTGCAACTGCCCTGTGTCCAGACGCTTCACAACCATGTTCTGCGGCAACAGCGGAATCAGGGATACCAACTTGCTGCCAATAAAACGTTTTTCGACAAAGGCATTACCACGCAAACAGATACTGGCAACGATCATCAGCATAAATCGCGACGGGGTCATTTCCGGGTTAGGTCGTCGACACAGCACCTGGTAAGCCGTATTATTCTGCGCTAACTTACGTGAGCCATCCGGCTGCCGCTCGTATATTTTCAGCGGTAATGTAGAAACTGATTCACTCAGAAGTCTGACGCATGCCCACACAGCAGACAGCCGGATAACCTTATCTGCGGTAACGACTTTTCCACTACTGCTGGTTCCAAACCATTCCCGCCAGAACTCACCTGTTGTGAGACTGATGGGTACGCCCAGCCAGTTTAGAAGGGCGCTTTTTACGCGCCCTGGTTGCTTGTTCTTAGCCATCAGATACCCACTATGATCGGATCGTCAAAAAAACCCTCAATATCGCTGTCATCCTCTTCATCTCCTTCTGCCGCGCCAACCGCCATCGCACCAGAAACAACGCCATCTATACGGCCATTACTTCTGCGCTTGCTGAAAACCCGGTTTCCGTTTTTATCTTCTTCAATAACAGCGTTCGCCGCACACCAACGCAGACAGGGGTTCAGAACAATGCTGATCCGCTTTTCCATAATCAGCTGCTCAAACAGTTCAATGGAGTGCGGCATCCACAAACCTGACTCTGCCGATTTACCAAATCCCTGGCCGTGCGGTACCAGAGGTACCGTAACCCCTTCGTCATCCAGTTCAGGAGTTAAGTAGTCAATGTGATAGCGGTCGAAAGCCACTTTTCGTATATCAAACATTGCCGCCAGCTCTGCCATCCGCTTTGCGACAAAACCGTAGTCAATGGCTGTACCGGGTGGTGCATGGATATGACCATCACGCTCCCATACGTCGTAAGGAACCCGGTCAACGCGGGCACGATCATATAAAGTATCTTTAGGGGTCCAGAACTCTGTCAGCATTACACTGATGTCAGGAAAATAAAGAGACAGCGATGTAAGGTCACGTTTTCCCGATAAATCCAGACCGCCAAAGCAGGTTTTACCCCGTAACTGTTCAATACTGATGTCCTTTTCACAGGCCATCCAGATATCACCGCTGATCCACGGGTTCTCTGCATCCACCCACTGACAGAAATTGAGTCGGCGAACCAGACTTTCTTTCGCAGGCATGCCACGGGCATCTTCCACCTGCTCGCGCAGGTAATCAGGAAGAAAAGTATGCCCCATTGATGGGTTAGCTTTCCCCCAGCATGATTCATCTTTAAAAGGATCGTCGCCTTCATCCAGCGAACAGATAAAGGCGAAAAAGGCATCGTTTTCTTGCTGACCGGCAGCAACCTTCTGCCCGTACTGGTGATAGTCGTAACAGACGCTGGTTTTGTCATGCCCGCTGTTGGTTATCATAAAAATTAACGCCTGCCGCCGACCTTTAGTCCCGGCACGCATCATCTCAACCGCGCGGTTATCTTTATGCTCGTGAATCTCATCAATCAGGGCGCAGTGAGGACGCGGCCCAGACTGTCCATCATCAGAACTGATAGGCCGGAAGAAAGAACCGTTTTGCAGGAAAGCCAGGTTCCACTCTTTACCGGCTCCACCTGATTTTTGAATTCTGGACAGAAGCGCTGGAGACTGATCAACCATAGCCACGGCATCACGAAACAGGATCATGGCCTGGTCTTTTTTCGTCGCTGCAGCATACACTTCTGCACGCGGCTCTTTGTCAGCCATCATGCAGTAAAGGCCAACTCCCGCCGCCAGCGGAGATTTACCAGAACCTTTCCCTGACTCAACATACACAGTGCGGAAACGGCGTGTACCGTTTTCACGCTTCCAGCCGAAAACAGAGCCGACAATAAAGCATTGCCAAGGCAGAAGAATAAATGGCGCACCTTCGTGCTCGCCACCATTTAGTTTCAATACCTGAGCAAAAAAGTTGATAGCACGTGTAACCGATTCAACATCCCAGTTCAGACCGCGTTTTCTACCCTCATTTAAATCACGCAAGTGGCGCTGGCAGGCATTTCGAATATCAGGACCGGCAATTACTTTTCCTGAGGTTACGTCCATCGCGTATTGCGTGGCTGGATCAACCGAAGAACTGGTTGAACGGGTCTTCTTCTTTTTCTCCACCATCAACTTTCACCTTCGTTCTGGCGGCCGGAGTAAGACCGAATTCGACCAGGTAACTTTTAAAACGGCGATCTGCATCTGCCAACATGGCCACTGCAGGGTTTGCCTTAATCAAAAAGCCGCCATCCGTCTGCACTGTATACGTTCTCCCCTCGTCAGCGATCGTAAGGCGCAGCTGGAGTATGTCGGCGTAAATATCGCAAAGGCGCTCCAGCGCCAGCACGTCTGCAACAGTGAGAACCCCCATACCATCAAGCAGCACCGTGAGTTTTCCCCATGCGACTTTTCCCCAGTCGGTAAGGTGGGCCGGAGGGCTGGGTATTTCTCTCGCGGGCTGGGGTTCTTTATCGTTAAGTTTTCGCTTGCCCGGATTGCCGGTCACCACTTTCAGGTGGGACGGTTTCGGGCGTCGTCCTGCCATCGGAACCTCCCAGAAAAAAACTTTTCATTTCGCGGTTGTGTACAAAAAGGATGGGCGGCGGTCATTTGTAGTCAGGCTTATGGACTTTTGACCCGCCCTCCCCATCAAATGAGAATTGATATCATTTGAACCAGTGCGAGTCAGGATCAAGCGGCACGCCGTGTTCATCACAACCGATGATGCTGCCGCGTTTCTCCATCCTCTGCTTCGTGGAGTCATGGTGCTGCTTACACAGCCCTTGCCAGTTCTTACGGCTCCAGAAAAGCTTCTGCGCCTTCGCTATTGCCTGACTGTCACCAGAGCGCAGAGCCTCTTTCAGTTTGTGCGGGATGATGTGGTCAACCACTGTTGCCGCTGTCACCCTGCCTTGCTCCTGGCACATGACGCATAAGGGGTGAGCACGAAGGAATGTAAGACGCTCGCGGTCCCACTTGCTGCCGTAGATGCGGGGCTCTTTATTCATGCGGAGGTCCTATTGCTCGAGCAAGCGCTCTATCCTCACAGTGCCATACAGTGTCTGCCGCTTCACTTCGCCGTTTTCTGTTGCCACGTAACCACGCTCATCGAGCACCGCCGAGATCACTTCACCTTTCTCATCATCAGCACTATAGACATGCTTAACCTCAGCACCATTGAGAAAGACGGCGTATCTTTCAACACCGGGATTAATCTTCCTGCCGGGATCGTCATCTAATACAGTGAGACGCATATAACCTCCACTGGTTATCCATTTAAATTAATGGCTTGCACCTATTGCATTCTTACAATTAATCCCAACATCTATATTGCTCACGTTAGGTGAGTAACTTACTGGAATTTATAATGAAAATACAAAAAGATAAGCTAGTTATGATACTTAATGCATTAGCAGAAGTTTATCCGAACTACCCTACTCCCGAGTACCTTCAAGAACTCGCAAACGAGGTTGGTAGTGAGAATGAGTTCGATGGGCACATGCTTTATTTGTCTGATAAAAAGTTGATTATCACTGATATGAAATGGGACTACACAGGTAATAATTACTTCTTATCACCAGATAAGACACGCATCAGTTGCTACGGTTTAGACTTCCTTGCAGAGCAATAGAATCCATGGCGGGCTTCATTGCTCGCCATTCTCTTAAGTTCCCTCATCTTGGCAGTTCGCCTGCCACGCTTTGTTATGTGCCAGAATGTCGCGCTTCGTCTGCTTATCCAGTACATCAATGTCATGCTCAGTCAGGTATATGATGTTTACCCAGTCACATGCCGTGTCCGTTACTTCAGGTTTTGCGGGTAAATTTCTCACGCAACTCACGGTCAACATCGTCATCAGGAAGATGATTAACAGTCTGCTGAACATCCCTTGCTCCTTTCGTTGTCTCTACTCGGCGTTCTGCAACGGCTTCAGTAGCTGCTGCACGCTCTTCAGTGCGTTGCTGGTTCGCTTTTGTCTCAGCGATGTTAGTACCGCGTGATTTACCCAGACCAAAAGCACCTGCAATTGCTGCCAGGACAGCAACAACCAGGCCAATAATCATTTCAAATCCCATATGACCTCACACCAGTGCGGCTTTAGCTTTGGCGTAACGTTCACGACGGTCTTTAATGCCGTTCTGTCCGCCGTTGATAATTTGCGTGACGCGTTCCACATCCCCCGAATGCAGGAGACAACCGCGTAACGTGAAATACCACGCCGCCGAACGGGCCGAATGTCGCTCTTGCGTCAAAAGTTCTGGCGTACTGACAAGGTCAAGCTTCAGCGCCGAACTACATTTGGTGTAGTTCTCACGCCCAGTGATTTGCAGCAGGCCGCGACCGCGATATTTCCAGCCATCACCCGGGCTGTTATTACCCATGCGGTCACCGTAAACCAGATTGGCTATTTGCGGCTGGTGAGCGACCTGCTTACCATCAACGCGCCCCAGCATTTCGCACTGATACGGCGTCAGGCGCTTACCAAATGTTTTCTTCAGCCCGTTTACCGAGTAGTTGAAGCTCTCTACAAGAGAGGTAAAACCAGCAGATTCATGCCCGACTTGTGCAATGAACATGGCCTGATCATTAATTGCTGTAATGCCAAACTCTTTCATTGCCGCATCGATGTGCGGAAACCAGCGCGCAGCTAATCCGGCGCTTATACCAGCCGCCTGCTGAAATTGTGATTGTTTCATGTTATTAATCCGAAATTGAGGCAGGACAAAACTCAAATCAAAGGATGTGATGTAATACCCGCGAAACAGAGTTTGACTAAAGTCGACTCTCCACCTCATTAAAACAACACAGAGCCTCGAATTTTCAGGGAAGCGGAGATGTCGCGCTTCCCTTTTTTATTTCTGAAGAATGTTAATTAAGCGTGCCAGGTTACCCCGTGCGCGAAGCACGATGGCACAAATGATCAGATTGACGATGACCACCATCCAGTGAGACTCCTGATAGAGGCCGAACAGATACCGAAACGGGATGCTGGCGTATATCAGCACAACGAAGTAGGCCAGCATAGATATCATCGGACGATGTCTCGCCCCGTCACGCTGGTAGAACATCAGAACAAGAACGATGACCCCGCAGATTAACGCATTGATCATCGCTGAAGGATCACTTGTTACCATTGCTGGCCCCTCCTCCACGGAATCGCGAAAGAATACTGAACAGGCTTCCCAAATCCTGACTGTTGAAAAATGTGAGCACTTTGATTGTCATCGCAGCCACTACAACAGCACCAAGTGCATCTAATGGCCTGTCACTATACCCGGTAGCCTGTGACAACTTTGAACCAACCAGGCCAGCTGCAAGAACGCCAACAATGAATGACGTCATGAAGTAAGCAATCAATCGTACTCGTGTGATATTTGCCGCTGTCGCTACATAAAATACTGCACCAGCGAATGCGCCAAATACCACGCCATAATCAATACCGGTTGCAAGACCAAATACGCTGGCTCCCATCAGGCCACCAGCCGCGACCGTAGTGCCAGAAACAGGATCGGACATTAAGCCACCTCTTATTGCTATGAGTCCTCTCAGAACGAGGGGAAAATTAAAAAACGCGCTTTTAGTTATGGATAAATCGGATTAACCTCATCATTTGCACTGAGAATAGTGAGGATAAACAGATGAGTAGATTTACCGTTAGGGTTGAGTTGCATAATAATCAGCCCGACGACTATGAAGAACTTCATGAGAAGATGCTGTCTGCGGGATTTGTCAAAACGATAACGGCAGATGATTCAGGAAAGACTTATAAACTTCCAGATGCTGAGTACAACTACTCTTCGGATGAATCAAAAGAGGAAGTTGCTAAAAAAGCGCTTGAAATTGCCAAAACAGTGAGAAGATTTCCATCCATTCTGGTTACAAAGTCTGCAGGAAGGTATTGGTTTAATTTGAAAAATGAGGAATAGAAAAAACCCGCCAAGAGCGGGTTTCTTTTTGTTCTGTTGCTCAGTTCGCTTTAACGTCCCGAGCCTACCACAATTTAAGCACTTACTGGCTCACCTTTCAAGTAAAATCTACTGCTATTTGTGTCGAACGTGTCACAAAGTGGTGCGTAAAGCATCGATTCTGCAAGACTTACCCACGTGTCTATGCGACGACGACACGTCATGAATGTCCATTCAGGGTGTTTTTGCTGCAATTCAGTTGCCATCTGGCGTTTGCTCTTGCGCAGGCGGTGACGGTCTACGATTACCCCATAGAGAGAGCCGTGGCCGTCTTTCATCAAAACAGAAGCAATAACGCCGTCGATTTTTAAACCCTCATCGTCAGAGCAGAAGGCCAGGCCGCTTTTATTCTTCCCTTCGAGAATTTCTCTGAAAAATGCTTCCAGTTCAGTTTTGCCTATACCCGATTTTTTCATTCGACGTAGCGCTTCGTTGATTGCCGTTTTCGTGATTTTCCCGGATACCAGTAGCTGATTGAACATATTTCCCCCAGAACCGCCGCCGATATACGACCAGCGCCCCCACATGCGTAACTTGCCTTGCACCCAGATGCTTTCCAGCGTCCGAAGGCGAACCATTTCACCGGTTTTCCCAACTTCTGATGGATTAATCATTTAACGTACTCCCCATGGTTCACCTGTTTAATTTGCCCGGTAATAATTTCGACGCTGTTGTTGCATTCGTTTCCCCATCGGTCCCATCCTTTCCACTCTTCCCGAGCGAATATTTCGATTCTTTTCACATCGCCGTATAATTGTTCCAGTCGGTTCCTGACTTCCCACGGCTTTGCGCTATGTTCCCCAAGGCAGGTATGCACAACCTGTTTTACTGCTGCGCTGGCACGTTGTAAGCCCGTTCCTCTGGTAGCAATCAGCACATCCTCGGTATTGCTGCGTGTATGGTTGCCACCGTTCATGCGGGTTTCACGGTCCAGCATTTCCAGCAGATCGTTGAAGTCCACCAGCTCTCCAGTGCTTAATGCCTTATTGAAGCGATCAGCGGCGTTCTGGTTCAGCTTCACCCACGTAAAACCCTTCATCGTTCTGACCCGAAAGCCCCAGGATTCAGCCAACGCTACAGCCTCTCGGTTATGCGTCCCCGTGTACCACATCGCCAGAACAGCGTTTTCAGCCGCCAATGACCAGACCGGAAGGCGTTTAAGTTCCTCCATGCTCATTGTGCTGTAATGATTACAGGCTGCACCATTGCTGATTCTGTTGCCGTATTCCCACGGCGGATCGCAGTAGATAAGATCGTATTTCATGCTGCCCTCTGCTTTTTCAGTTCGCGGGTTTTACGGCGGTACTTAGCCGCAATATCTTCAAGCTCTTCTCGTGAGTAGTGCTTCGCCTCATGTGGGCCTTCCAGCCAGTCCACCAGCCCAGGACCAAACCACTCAATGAGCGTCGCTCTGTAGCGTTCATGCACCGTTTTGTTCTTAGCGGTAAACCGACCAGCACCACCGTTACAGGCCTTGCACTGGCGATAGGCGTTCTTTTCTTCAAATCTGAGTTCCGGGCGTGCTCCAACACTCAGGAAATGCCCGCAATCCCACTGACCGCCGAAAATCATCGGAGGGTGATATGTGCCGCAGGATGGGCAGGGCTTCCCCTCGTCGCGTTCACGGATGAAAGCGTTAAAAGCCGTCTGGGCTTTACTGAGAAAGTAACCGCGTGGCTGGAGCGCCTTCTTGCGAATCTTAAGACTGACTTTTCTCTCTGTTTCAGCCTTTTTGACCTTCATCGCGCGGTTATAGTCAATCGCACAGCGTGGACCACATACCTTCTGAAGGTTTCGATCCGGGGTGAAGGTCTCGCCGCACTGGGCGCACTTCTTCGGCTTGTATACTTTTACTTTTGGCCTGGACGGTTTCTTCACTGTTTCATCCCCTTGTGGAACACCCATTCGAATACTTCAGAGCCATTAAGAAGCAGATCGTTGAAATCACCCTGGGCAGGCCAGCGGACCGATACAGTCTCCAGATCGTTCTTCGCATGCAGGTTTGCAGCAGCACATTCAAATGCGGCGGCGTGCCCCGCTGCATTTGCGTCAGAGTCGGCAAAAATAATGAGGTTCTTTACCCCGGCAGGGACGCGGAATTTCTTCATGAACGCGGTGTTCATCGTTGCCCAGGTATGGCATTTAGTGATCTGATGACAGGCCAGCGCGGTTTCGATACCTTCAGCAATGCCAAGCGTTGAAGACGTTGGAAACATCCTGATCGCTACTGATTTCGCAAATTCTAAATAGCTGTCCTCCTGCAATTTCATCATCTTCTTGGATGATCCACCTGTATGGGCCTTCTTATCCCCGTCAAGTAAGGTGCGATGCAGGTAACACAGCTCTCCACGGTCATCCGTTGCCAGCGCATAAATAGCCTGGAGGTTTTTACCGTCTGCTGGCTGTTTGTCGCAGTATCTGACGCTGTCTGCGGGTAATGAGTTTATCCCTCTCCCCTTCAGGTAACCGTCTGCACTGGTACCGCGAAGCGGTGTTAGTTTTGCAAACTTACGGCTGACGCGTTCACGCTGTTGTGCCAGTGATGTGCGCACCGGGTTTACTCTGGTTCTGTCCTGGGTATATTCATTACCGATGATCTGATCCACTTCCGAGGCAAGTACCTTAAACGCCTTACCCGTACTGGCAGTCAATAACGCCCAGCCATCACCTGAACCACAAACACAGATGTATGACCCGGTTCCGTCCTTGTTGTCACAGCGAAACTTCCCCTTACGACCGCACAAAGGACATTCACCTTTAAAATGGTTTTTCCCCGTAATACCTGGCAGGCCGTAATGCTCGAAAATTTCAGACCAGCGCCCTATGGCTGCTTGTTTGGTATTCATGCGGCTTCCCCTTGCTTCTCTTTGCTTTTCGCAAATGCGATCTGTTTGGATTTGATGTAATTGCTGACTTCGGGTGTGATCTCTTTTGGCGTGTGATGAAGACCACGCGGCCAGACACCGAATTTTTGTCGATAGGTATGCGCGCACCAGCCGTCGCTAACAGGTCGTCCCTGCGCTGCACGGGTGCGCTGATAGAAAAGAATCTGAGACCACCAGGATTGTTTCTGTTCCGGGGTGTATTTGACTTCGGCTTTACTGACCTTCGTCAGCCCGCGTGATTTGTCTGTTTCAACATCCTCACCAGCCAGTGGTTTAAATCCGCATTTCGGACAGACATAAATACCGGCTGGTTTTACGTAGTGACACTGGCTGCATTCTTTCGGCAGTTTCTCAGGTTCGTCAGTTTTAACTACACGCTGAGGGGCCTCTTCCATACCGTCAGATGATGAGGGGAGATAGTCGTATTCGATATCATCTGGATAGCCCAGCTTATTCACTGTTCCGCTGTGATCGAAGATTAGGCAGTGATCTTTGCCAGGGGCGGCGCGCAACCCACGCCCCAGCGTCTGAATCCATCTGATTTCGCTTTTAGTCGGGCGGGCAAAGATGATGCAGCGAACATCACTATCGAACCCGGCAACTAATACGCCGACGTTGATAATGATTTTGGTAATGCCCTGCTCAAAGCGGCGGATCGCTAACTGGCGTTCGTCGTGTGGTGTGCTGGCCGTCATGACTTCGACTGTCACCCCGGCACTGGCAAACTCCACCGTGACATAGTTTGCGTGGGCTACGTCTACGCAGAAACAGATCGTCGGTCGGTCCTGCCCGTTCTCCAGCCAGTTTTTCACGATATCGCCGACAAGTTTTGCCTCACTCATCACCTTACTGAGTTGGCCTTCTTTGTAGTCACTGCCGTAGCCTGCAACGTAGGAAGTTTCAACACCTGTCAGATCAGGATGAGAAGGTGCGTAAAATTCATATTTACTCAGAGCGCCAATGGAGATCAGCTCTTTCATAGTTGTCGGTTTGATCAGGCGCTCATAGTAGTTGCCCAGGAACTTAGCGAACGGGGTACCGGAAAGGCCGATCACTTTCGTTGCTGTGTTGCGGGTGAGGTTGTCGATAACCTCCAGCAGCTTTTTGCGCTTCAGGTGGGCTTCATCAACGATCAGCAGGTCAATGTTATCCGGGAATTCACGGCGGATGAGCGTATCAGCGCTTGCTATCTGGATGAGTGCAGTCGGGTTGTATAACGGGTGATCGCGCCATACATAACTGATCTCTTCGGCAGGAAGACCGTACTCAATGAAACGGGATGCTGTCTGGTCCAGCAGTACGGTATATGGGGCCACAAACATTACGCGCATTTCACGACTGACGAAACCATCAGTGATCAGCGCTGCAATAGCCGTCTTACCAAAACCAACCGGGGCATAGAGCATGAACGAATTATTCTTTTTCCATGCACTACGCAACATGTTGAGTGCGACGATCTGTTTCTCACGCGGCTGGATGTTAAGCATTGGCAGATACCTCCCCAAAAGCCATAGCAACCAGGTCATCGATCACAAACTTCGTGCGCTGACGCTGAACAGACAACACAACGGTTTTGGTTCCGTCTTTGCGCGCCCGACCTTTCAGAAAACCGCCGTGGATATGGCGAATAAAGTATTCAGAGTTAGCAAGGCGTGGGATGCTGCGAACCCGTCCCAGATTACTGACTTCGTAAGCACTGGAATAAGGCTCAACCGGCACCGGGGCCCATTTTTCGTTTGCGTCTGAATAAATCATCTTGGCTCCTTTTGGATGGCTAAACGTCCAGATTTCCAAGCGACGTTTTAACCCCATACAGTGATCTGTCTGTTAGATCGATCTCTTCTGGTAAAGCTGTTCCAGCCCTTCGGGCTAAAACCCAACACCGCCCCCTTTCCCCCAACCCGATTTCAAAAATTCATACCCTGGGTGGGAGCGACGTATAGCCCCTGACTGCCGGGGTATACCTCGTGCAAAACTCTCGCAATCGGCGGTTAGCATTCCGTCGTGCTGCGTTCTGCTGCCGGAAAGAAACCGGTTCAGCGTCGAACGCTTCCTGGTACGCCTGCGCGTACGCCATCGCTATTTTTTCCCGCATGCCTGCCGGGAGTGTTGATAACTGCTCTCTAATCCACGGGGCGTCCTCACGAGAAAAAACCGTGGGCATCGTCACGTAGGTATATTCGTCCTGATACATAAGCCCTCCTGCGTCACGCCTGTGCGCCGGGCATAGACTGATTAGTCTGGTGGTCGGGAAACCTCATCTGGGGCGCAAAAAACTCTGAATAACAGCGTCAGGTGCTCCTGCCATTTGCTCATGACCTGATAGCTGTTCTCTTCAATTTGTGCGCGTTCAGCTGCGTCGATGACTCCGTCAGCCGTGGCTTTGCGGATATATTGGGAATGCCTGCCAATCCACTCGATGGATTCCATAAGCCGCTGATTGATGTCAGCGTTATCAACATCATCAACATCAGCCAGCGGAACAAAGAGACCGTTTGAGTTCCGGGCAACGGCATTTGCGATGTGGTTTGAGCCACCAGCGGCCTGTAAGACCATCGCCCATCCCAATGGGAAGATTTGATCTCCGGTAGTACGGAGCCGGTTATGCAGAGGATCGGTTGCAGGGGTTACATCATCAGACTTGTAAACACCCAGGATTTCAGCAGCTTCTTCATAGCCACCGGGTAAATCAGCGATAGTTCTTCTAATCGCGGCCACCAGCCACGCTGGCTGTTTTTCAACTTTCCACTCTGGTTGATTACCCACGGTTAACCCCTTGATTCTGTGGTTATGCTTAAGCAACTGACGTTGTACCCTGATGCTTGTTGTCAGGTAGCCCATCGCTCGGGTTTGGATAGATGTCAGGTCTTAATTGATGAGGAGTTATCAGCCATCCACCAAACTCACAGAGCTGCAATACGCGCTCAGATGGCACCTGGTTATTGATGATCCAGTTGGCAACGGATTGCGTAGATTTGAACCCAAAACTACGAGCTACTTCTGATAGCGACCGTCCAGCAGCCTTGATGGCAGCTTCTGTTGGTGAAATTGACATGAGAAACTCCTCTGGTTGATAGAGGAATAATACTACCCAAAGTAGAAAAGGCAACAACTTAAAATAGAAATGACGAATAACGATGGATTGCGTAATCTTCTACCTATGGTAGAAGAACAAAAACACCCAGACTTTGCCAAAAGACTGAATGAGTTGATGTCGGACAGAAATGTCTCTGTAACGGAGCTCACCAGGCTGACTGGCGTCACATACGAGATGGTTCGTCGATATACTATCGGCGCGGCAAAACCTCGCGTGGCAGTTATGCAAAAATTAGCCAGTGCTTTGGGTACGGAAGCGCCGTACCTTGAATATGGGGTTGGTGAAAAAGCCAAAGAGAAGATAGAAGAAAGCGCTAGTGTATCGACCGATAGCGACGCTTATCGTGTTGAAGTTCTCGACCTTACAGTGAGTGCCGGACCTGGTTCTTTCATGATTTCTGAGTTTGTTGAGGTTCTACACGCCATTGAATTCACCTCAGAGCACGCTCGATCACTATTCGGTAATCGTTCTCAAGATGATGTGAAGGTGATAACGGTAGATGGCGACAGCATGTCCCCAACCATTAAGTCAGGTGACAGATTGTTTTTCGATGTTTCAGTGAGAAACTTTAAAGTGGATGGGGTCTATGCCTTCGTATTCGGTCAACACTTCCACGTCAAGAGACTACAAATGCAGGGTTTACAGTTGGCTGTTCTATCAGATAACCCGGCTTACAAAGAATGGTATGTGACTGAAGACAATCAGGACCAACTGTACATCATGGGTAAGGCACTGATTCATGAATCTATAAAGTACAATAAGTTATAGAAGCGTTTGGAATGTAATTTATCCATGTATATAAATCCAGTAACGCTTGACTTTTGTAAAATTTATCATTTTTTAGTTGACGGGATCCGCATCTTGGCTTAAGTTTATCACACCAAGCCCAGCCCCGTTCGCAGACAATTGTTAATATCTGCATAACGGCTCTGGGCTATTTTTTATGGATTTTTTATGAAAAAAGCTGCGATTTTGATAGATGCAGGGTTTTTTATGCAAAGGCTGCACTCTACACACAGAAAACACTTCTCCGCGCAGGAACTTACCGCGCAATGCATAATGAAAGTAATTTGGTCAATGGTGTTATCACATCTCAATGGTAAGCGACAGTCGCAAGAGAGGCGTGAACCCATAGAACTTTATCGAATTTATTTTTACGACTGCCCTCCCCTTGATATCCAAACGAGATACCCTTTACCTGACCCAGGCAACAAAACACCGGGTAGAAAAAACTTTAAGCTTGAAGATTCATATCAACTAAGAACTGAACTTCACGAAGAGCTAAGGAAAACAAGGAAAACAGCCCTCCGCCTTGGGCATCTTGTTGACAACAAACGCTGGCAACTTAAGACATTTTCTCTTGATGCTCTAATGAAGGGTGAAAAAAGTTGGGATCAACTGACAAATGATGATTTTTATTATGATATTAAGCAAAAACAAGTAGATATAAAACTTGGAATGGATATCACGACTCTTGCATATGAGAAATTAGTAGACGTAATCGTTCTTGTGGCAGGTGACTCAGACTTTGTTCCGGCAGCAAAACACGCCAGAATAAAGGGTATTGATTTTATTCTTGACCCCTTGCGCCAAAATGTAACCCCATCATTATCAGAACATATCGACGGAGTACAGTCATATAGCTTAATTTCTGGCCTTGCAGATGCGCTTCATGCAGAGCCTAACCCTGTACCCGACTGGTGGGATAACAGAAAAAAAGGAAAACCAAAAAGAACAACTCGTGAAGCTAAGCGTGAATACGGAAGAAACCAGCCTGACACTGCAAAGGGTCATCAAAAGCAAAGACACTAACTTTACCCGGCCACCAGCGCCGGGTTTTTTATTGCCCTACTCTTCCAGCAACTTTACTGCCAACTCCATAACTTGAATCTGGTCGGAATCCCACTTATCCTGCCCCTTCGATATCTCCGTTCGTATCACGTCAGCTATCGCCACCCTTTTGGTTTCATGTCCTTCAGCCACCATCGCAAACACGACATCACCCACAATCCGGCACATTTCCTGATAGCGCAGCTGCGCCAGTTCTTCGTAATCCATTACCCCACCTTACCAATTGTTGTTTTTTTGACCATACCACTACCCCATCAAAAAATAAATTCAACTTTAAATCAGCAACATAATACGCACTAATTGTTTTTCTACTTTTTGTTGTTGATATTTTCTACTTTAAGTAGGATATTAATCATCAACAACGAACAGACCGAAACCAATCACCACCCAAACGGCCCTTCGTTGAACGGCAGAAGCCATGTCGTAACGCTCTTTAACAATCAGCAAAGTCGGAACAGCACATGAAACCTGTTTAGACCCCTGCGCTTTAATGCGATGTATCACCGGGTGCGATCCGGTCGGTGAGAGGGTTAGCCACGATAACTTTCGTGCGTGAATGGGGAACACTGGCAGAGGAAGTGTGCAAGCGCAAAGTGATTTATTCCAGCCTCTTCATGTGAGGGGGTTGGGCTGAATCAACACCTGTTAGTACTGCAAACGAGACAGAGAGCACAATGCTATGTGATGACATTGTGTCAACGATATCAGGAGGTTATAGTGCCAATATTTGAACGTTCAGATAAAGGCAATTACATGGCAAATGCACAGTATGAGAAAGGTAAAATCATTCTCGAATACTCCAAAAACCAGGTAAGGAAAGCAGGAGAGTGCATACGTAAAGGAAATGGTGATATCGATAACGCAATCGAGATCATTCAGCAATACAGAGCTGCTCACCTTTACCCTTTGATGATTATAAAAAATCTTGTTTGGAAACATGCTCAAAAGATAAATAAAAATGCCATAATTGCCAGAAGGCTTAAGCGACTTCCAACAATAATTGATAAACTTCGCCGAAAAACACTTGATGGTAAAACTAAAAACTCTATTGCAGTGACCAGAATGGGGGATATTGGTGGTTGTCGTGTTATTGTTGAGAATAGAATAGAGTTGCTTTTATTGGACTCCTCCTTAGATAAAAGCAGAACGACGCATAACTCGAAGGTAAAAGATTATATAACATCCCCAAAAGCAACAGGATATCGTGGGATACATAGAATTTATAGTTGCTATAGTAGAGATGAAGAGCACCAGTGGAAAGGGTTTGACATTGAAGTTCAATTGAGAACTAAACTTCAGCATTTGTGGGCCACTACTGTAGAAGTGGTAGACTTATGCGAGGGACGTTCTTTGAAAACAAACCCATTTGAGTCAAACCCATCGTGGATTGAATTCTTTAGGATAATGAGTGAGTTTATCGCTGATGAGGAAGGGTTTATATTCATAACTCCTCAAAATAAAAACATTCTTAAGGCGCAACTTATAAGCCACAATAATAAACTTAACGCAATTGAAAAATTATTATCATTTAATAGATTGTTTTCAGACAAACAAATAAACCTTTCACAGAGGAAAAGTGGTTATGTAATTATAGCCATAAAAGGCAATTCAATTTACTATAAGACTTTCTCCCCAGCACAAAAACATAAGGCTGTGGCACAGTACTCTATCATTGAAAAAGACGATAACTATAATAGTTTGTTTGTTGAAATGGACGACTTACGTAAACTTTCTTCTGCTTACCCAAACTACCTTATAGATACTAGATTCTTCATAGATAAATTTGAGTTATATACGAATACTAATTATTGGGCCAAACCACGGTAAACCAATTACGAAGAAAAAGGTCGCATTCGCGGCCTTTTTTAATGACTCCGGTTCTGGCAGTTACCCAGTCTTTCACCATTCCAAAGGAGGAAGAAGATAATGTTCTGATGGGTAACCGCCCTTTTTATTCAATGTGTCCGCTTCCGGTGTCGGCTGGGCTTCCCTCCCCAGCGCGGGTTCAACTCCTGCCGGATACCCAATTCCTCGGTGACTTATATGACCTTCCGTAACGTTAATTTTCAGTACGGCGACCTGATGCGCGTCCCGCGTGGTGTGCAGGCTGTTCGCAACCCTAAAACCATCGCCAGTATCTGGCGGCGTAGCTGGATGTACAAGCTGCTTACCCAGAAAGGCGATCCATGTTTATAGATGGAGAGAATTATGTCCGAAGCAAAAAACACCACACCGTTTAGCCAGCAACTGGCTTACATCAATAAAGGCACACTGGATGCTGAACTGACTGAAGCACTGGCAGAAGTAATCAAAGCAGTGCGTGAAACAGGTAAAAAAGGCGCTGTTACGCTGACGCTGAATTGCAGCATGCTGAATACCCGTGACGAGAACACAATGAAAGTCACACCCAAAGTTACCCGCACCATCCCTGAACTCGATCGCGCCGATACCATCATGTTCTCAACCGCAGACGGTGATCTTCTGCGTGATGACCCTGCGCAAGTTCAGATGGATTTGAAAGTTATTGAGCCTGCCACTCAGACCACACCGATCAAGCTGGCCCAGTAAACCCTCCGTTCCAACCGTACCAATCTGATAAGGAAATATTCAATGTCTCAAATTGAAGGCTCTACCGTGCTCGATATCCGTGATCTGGTTTCTGCAACACTGAAGACCGAAACGGATATCCCGTCTGTCGTTGTGCCAGAAGGTTTTGAAGTTAAATCCCTTGAATCACTTCAACTGGCCCCGTCGCGTATTCGTCAGGCCGCAAACCTGATTTCTCCCGGTTCGCTGATCGCCTATATCCAGCGATTCCGTGATGAACGGACTGTGGTTTTCGCTGATAAAACAAAAACAAAAATTGTCGCCGTTCTGGACTTTCATGAAAACGCCAATAACCCAAGCTGGGCTGCGCATAAAGCTGTTTATGACTGCCCGTTCTCTGACGACTGGAAAGCCTGGTCTGCCAACGATGGCACCAAGATGGACCAGATCAACTTCGCTGAGTTTCTGGAAAATAGCATTCAGAACATTGCGCCGGTTAGTGATTCATACCAGGGGCCAGCAGGTACTGAACTTCTGGAAATGGTTCTCGCATTCCAGGAAACCCGCAAATCTGAATTCAAATCGGTTAAACGCCTTCAGGATGGTACATGCCAGTTCCAGTTCAGCGATGAAAAATCCGGAGCCGGTAATACCAAAATGCCGGAAAAAATCAGCCTGGCAATTTCACCATTCCATAACGGTTCCCCATATCAGGTTGATGCGCGCATCCGCTACCGTCTGCGTGATGGTCAGTTGATCCTCTGGTATGAGCTGATCGAACCGAAGAAAGTTATTGAGCATGCTTTCCAAGAAATCGTTACCGATATGGAAAACCAACTCGGTAATGACCTCCCTATCTACGAAGGCTCTGTTTAATCCCGTCGTGTTGTTTTATGCGCCTGCCCTGCGGGCGCATAGCAAAGCACTCTCCCACTACCTGAAGGAGTAACCATGCCAAGCTTAGGCCAACTCTACAATGACAAAGACGCCGGGTTAACAACCCGTAAAACCTACAATGTCCCTCTGGATAAAATTTACGCCGAAGAAGGCTACAACGTTCGTGAACTCAACCAGCCGCATGTTGAAGAGTTCCGTGATGCATTTATTGCCGGTGAATATATCCCTCCTCTGGCCGTAGAAGTTACCGAGCGCGGTGTAAAGGTGATCGACGGTCATCACCGTTATTATGGCGCGCTGGCTGCCATCGAAATGGGACACGACATTGTGCGCCTGGAGTGTAAAGACTTCATCGGGAGCGAAGCGGATAAAATCGCTTTCATGGTAACCAGCTCGCAAGGGCTTGCCCTTACTCCCCTTGAGCGCGGTGCGGCATACCATCGCCTTCAGAATCAGGGATGGAGTCCTTCAGAAATAGCGGCAAAAGTTAAACGTTCTGAGTCCGATATCCTGCAACACCTTCAACTTCACGAATGTACCCCGTATATCAAAAAGCTCGTGCGTGATGGTTCGATGAATTATGCCATCGCAATCGGTATCTCCCGCGAGCATGGCGTGTATGCCGATCGCGAAGCTTCACGACTGATGAAGAAAGCTGAAGCCGCAGGTAAGAAAAAAATAACTAAAAGCATAGCCAGTCCTCAGTTTAATGCAGGGAAAGCCAGGAAGTTCCTGGAGCTTATTTCTTCATGTGCTGAGGATTCCGGCGAAGTGCTGACCATTGATATTCCACCAGCAATGCAGGCTGAAATAACCTCAATACTTCGTGAATTTCGTCACGAGGCTGATGGGGTGACCTCATGAAAAAAATTCCTGAACTGGTGATGTGGACCCTGCTCTTTTCTTCTCTTTCCGGAATCGGTTTAACCGCAGGGTTCTATTGCTTCATCGCCACGGCACGACTGATAGCGAGGGTTATTTCATGAATATCGAATACCAGGATAAAGGTGCTGCGGCAAACATCATCATCACCAGCACCGTTTTTGAGTTTCGTCGTCATGTTCGCGTCGTTGATACGGTTCTGATGTGTACGCCGGGAGTTATTGCAGAACGTCGCGGCTTCTTCCTGATGAAAACTGTGATCTCAGGTCGCTCTAAAGAAATGCTTCGAGCCAATAAGACGGCGAGGCGGGAGGCGGCGCGATGACGGTTTTTGAATACATCCAGGCTCATCCAAACACCACCAGCGGCGACATCGCCAGAGGGTTGAAAAAGAAGACGCCCGCTGTGGCAGGCGCAATATCCCAGCTTTATACGACTGGTCGCGTTGTGAAATCAGGGATGTGTAACGGTGTCCCTACTTACCGCGTTAACGATCTCCCTTATGGGTGTGGTAACGCACTGCTAATTCAATTCAATCAACTACTGATGGAGTGTCGCCGTGAAGCAGTCCGATTTGCCGCGCTGCCCTGAGTGCGAACTGATGCCGGAATGGGGGCTTAAAAAGGATTATCACGGACTTTATCGCGGAGAACTGCGTTGCCCGTATAACCATTACCGGGTCCCGCTGAATGGTCCTGTTGGTAGTGAGGATCGTGCGAAAGAGAAATTATCTTCAGCATGGATTGAGTTAACCACAAATCTTCATGAGGCCGGGAAATGAGCACAGATATTGAACTCATGCAGCACGCTCTTGGTATCAACGAGCACAACAGGACGCCGTACCGCAATTATTTCCTCGCTGGCGACGGTCATACGGACAACTCGAAGTGGCAAGCGCTTGTTGCTGATGGCTGTGCCACTTCTCGTCCTGCGCCGGATTTCGTTGGCGGTGGTGTTCTCTATCACGTCACAGATAAAGGAGAAGAGTTGGCTATTGCTGCGCTGCCTGAGCCAAAGAAAAAGACACGATATGAAGATTACCTGGATGCAGATAGTTGCCTGTCATTCAGTGAATGGTTGTTGGGCTACCAGCTTCCAGAAGTCGAATATAACCATCATGGGAAATGCCGGATGTACCGCTGCTCATACGATGCGGCTTATGGATATCCGCGCCGTGATGTTGAAGGCGATTGGTGCGATACCAAGAAAGCGGCAAAGGCTAGTTACAAAGAGGCGCTGCGGAAATCAAAACAGGAGGCCGCGCAATGAGCAAGTCAAGCATGGAATATTACTTTGAGTTTCCTGCATCCCGAGGATTGCAGGGGAATACATTGGTATTGTTGATGAGCGTCCCCGGAAGAGTTTTAACTCGTGTTCTTTCTTCAGATAATTACGGGCACACGCTTGAGCGCTCACAGCGTGAAATTAATAAGTCCCGCGTTAAGAAGTTTTACGATTATCTGGTGACGGCAACAGACAATAAAGAGCCATTCATTATCCCGCCGTTGGTTGGTAACTGCGCTTCTCATGTTGAGTTTGAAGAATTTGGTAATACAAACGTTGGGGTTGTCCGGTTCCCTATGGACGCCGAGATTAAACTTTTTGATGGTCAGCATCGCGCCGCTGGTATATCTCAGTTCTGCAAAGAATACGATATAAACCTGCATGTTCCTTTAATGATGACTCTGCAACTTCCGCTTAAGACACGTCAGCAATTTTTCTCTGACATCAATAACAACGTTTCCAAACCATCCGCCGCTATCAGCATGGCCTATAACGGTAGGGATCAGATTGCCCAGACGATGGTGTCCTTCCTCTCCACTCACGCAGTGTTCTCGGAGATCACCGACTTTGAACACAGCGTGGTTCCGGCAAAAAGCGACTTCTGGGTAAGTTTTAAGGCTGTTGGCGATGCAACCGCAAAATTCGCGGGTAACGGGGACGAAGCGCTTTCTACTGGTGATGTGTATGACCTTTGGGAAGCCTGGCTGAAACTGACAGCGATTGAAGGTATCCGACACGGTGTATCACCCGCTGAATACAAACGAGATTACATTCAGTTTCACGCGGTGATGATCAATGCGTTCGGTTTCGCAGTCCAGGAACTGCTGAGGCGTCGTCCTGCACACATCATCGTGCAGATGATTGAAGAGCTGGTGACAAAAGCCACAATGACCGAGCTGGAAGACTTCTTCCTTATATCTTCATGGGGAGGTGTTTGCGCTGATACCAGCAAGGAGAGAGCAACTGTTATTGCCAGCGTTCCTGCGCAAAAAGCAGCTGCACAGAGACTGGTTGCGGCCATAACAACTGGAACATTTACCGAGGCACGCGAAGCATGAACACAATAACCAAAGAATTTACGAAAGAGGAATTGATAGCGCTCGCGCTTGCTGAAATAGCGGCCCGCCGCTTCATGATTGAATCAGGCACATACGGCGCTGATGTTGTGGAGTTTTATCGGCGGAAACTGGTCCTGAGTAAAATCTCGCTGGCATCACTGGAAGCTGGACCGGTAGTCACATTTTATCGGGATGGAATAGAGGCCGCTGCTACGTGGGTGGATAAGCAGCGTGATGCTTACGACAGCGAACACGGACGGCACGATCCCGACACAGGTGATTTCGAATTCGGCAATGACGCCCAGCGCGATTATTCAGCCACGCTGGAGGAAATTGCTGAGGGTATCCGGGCGCTACATCCAAACGCGGGCAACTCTCCGGTAATTCCGGATGGCTATGTACTGGTGCCTATCGTTCCGACCGAGGACATGATTATTAACGGCTTCGAGTCGGAGCCTGATCCACATTTCAGCGATGAAAAAGAGTGGGAGGAATACAAATCATTGAGCGGATGCCGACAGGCGGCGCGGCGCGCTGAATTGTGCTGGGCAGCGATGATTAAAACAGCACCTAAAAAGGAGACCTTATAACATGAACAACTTAATGATCGATCTCGAAACTATGGGTAAAAAACCAAATGCCCCGATCGTTTCAATTGGTGCTGTTTTCTTTGAACCCGCAACTGGCGAACTTGGCCCAGAGTTTTACCGGGTTGTTAACCTGAAAAGCGCAATTGATGGCGGTGCCGTTCCTGACCCTGAAACAATAATTTGGTGGATGCAGCAAAGCGAAGAAGCTCGAATGGCAATTTGCGACAAGGATGCAATAGCGATTTCAACAGCACTGATTAAGCTGAATACCTACATCCTTGATAACGCCGATATTGATAAGGTTCAGGTCTGGGGTAATGGTGCTACATTTGACAATGTAATCCTCCGTGCCAACTATGACCGTGAATTTATCCCCTGTATGTGGAAGTTCTGGAATGATCGTGATGTTCGAACAATAGTCGAATTGGGACGGGCTATTGGTATCAACCCTCGCCGGGATATTCTGTTTGAAGGCGATAAGCATAATGCGCTGGCAGATGCGCGTCACCAGGCAAAATATGTGTCAGCTATCTGGCAAAAATTAATTCCTGCTAAATGAATTAATCGAAGAGGCAAATTATGACTACTACCGATTTTATGGAAGAGCAGGAGGTTTTTGACCTGCTCAAAAAGAAAAAAACGGCAATCTGGCGTTTACGAAAAGAACACGGATTCCCTAACCCGGTACTTACCTACCCTTCCCGATACAGCAGAAAAGCTGTAATGAAATGGATAGATGATGGTGGCGTCAACCGAGCTGTTTGACATGCCAGAATATCTTATCAGCATACAGTTCATACGCATCTTTCTGCTCCACCAGCCAGTCGTGTTTGTTATAAACCGCCATCACTCCCCCAAGTTCATGCCCCAACATCTTTTCGAGGACGTGGGGCATCACTCCCTCCCCAGATAAGTTTGTCACCAGCGATCGCCTGAAGTCGTGTGTTCGCCACTCCGGAATATCAATTTTATCCCTTAGTTTTTTCATGTATAGATTGGCTGACGAGCGATCTATCGCCTTGTCCAGTTCCTGACCTGGGAAAAGAATATCCCTGCCGGAATTGAGTAACCTTTCCACGTATGGTTTCACCTGGTCGAATACAGGCCGCCGGATAACGTTTCCCATCTTGGAATGCTCTCCTGGTGTGGTCCAGATGAGATCATCCATATTAAACTCGCTGGCAGTTGATAGGCGCAATTCAGATAAACGGGCACCCCATAGCAGCAGTAACTGGTGCAGAACTTTGTTGGAGGAAACAATCTTGTTGTTCTCCAGCGCCAGCCAGACTTTTGCAAGCTCGGTATATGTAAGAACCCGGCTACCCACATCGGGCTTTTTCCCAATAGTTTTAACGCTGAGTTTCAATACGTCACATGATGGGATCAACTGACGACTAATGCACCAGTTCATCACGGATCGAAGCTGGAGAAGTAATACCCTGGCTTTCTTACCGTTCTTCTTTTCCTGCTTATCGAAGAACCTGACCCAGGATGAAACGGGAATGTTGACTACCGGTGCATCCGGGAATTCTGTGTACATGGTGTTGTACACAACTGACTTGTACAGCGTCTGAGTGTTGGGCTTGAGTGTCTCAACGTATTTGGTCCACCACTGATCCAGGCACTCCTTCAGCGTTAGCTCGCCATCTTCTTTGGCAAAATAATTTTTAGGGTTTAGTCCCTTGATGTACAATTCGCGCATCTCACCGACTATCACGCGAGCCTCTTTGAGAGACATAGCAGGATATCGGCCAACAGAAAGGCGAACAGGCTTACCGTTCCATCGGTAACGATACTGAAACGTAATCGTTCCGGTTGGGGTGATACGCACACTCAGACCGTCACCATCTGTGACTTCGGGTGCACCATTGTAAGGCTTGGCATTTATGCTGCGAAGTTTGGTATCACTGAGGGCCAC